CTCCCAGGTCGCGGTGACCAACTGGCGCTGCAGCCGCGTCTCGACATACTGTCGGGCCGCGGCGATCAACCGATCGAAGACCCGGTCCTCGTCGGTCGCTTTGGGTTGCACGGCCACCGCCGCGGCAACGCTCGCGCCGGCCGTGGCGGTGCCACTGGCCAGGCAGCGGAGGTAGGGCTGCGATCCCGTGTACGTGTTTTGGCTGGCCGCCTTCGTCGCATTGGCGGCCACCGCGAGCGGCGCCTGCCAATCCGACCAGGCGAGCCCGTCGGGTGAGTCCTGCAACTGAAAGCTGCCGGACGTCGCCCCGCCGGGACTGTTCACTTCGGCGAGCAGCGTGGCCGCATAGGCCGCGGCGATCGAGACAGCGTCGCCAGTGATGGCGATCGCCCCGGTCACCGCTTGCGGCCCGATCGACGGCTCGATGGCCAGGCCGGCGAGCGTCGTGTCGAGCCGCAACTGCTCCTTCACTTCGTCGCGCGTGAGCGGTTCCTCGCTCGGCGCGACCGTTTGTTTCCAGGTCGGCATGGCCTACTCGGCCGGTGGGTCGGGTTTCGCGTCGTCGGTCTCGTCCGATTCGCCGCTGACGTCGCTGCGTGTCTCGACCTCGGGTGGATCGTTGCGTTGGCTCTTACCTTTGCCCGGCTTCTTGGGCTTGCCGCCGGCGGGCGCTGGCTTATTGGCGGGGTCGTCAACGGGCTGGACGTATTCCGCGGCGCGGGCTGCCACGAGCTGGCGGGCGTAGTCCTCGGTGACTTCGATCTTGGTGCCGCAATTGGCGGCACCGTTGGGCCCGGCCATCGGCACCATGAGCCGCACCCAGACCATCGTTACGTCGCGCGACATAATCACTCACTTCGTTGGGGCCGCCAGGCGGCCGACTAGCCGTAGTTGCCGGCGACCAACTGGGCGCTGACCGCAAGGGGCAAATCGCCGAGCTGGGCGCAGACATAGAAGCCGGTTTTCGCGGTATCCGTGATCGACATGATGTACACGCCGCTGACGAGGGTCTGGGCGAGGTACACTTTCTTCGCGGTCAGCACGACCAGGTCGGTACCACTGGCGGCCTTAGCCGCCACGGCGCCCGAAGTTGTCGTGGCCGTGGCGCCAGCGCCGGTCGCGGCGTCGGAGAGCCAAAGCAGCAAGTTGTGCATCCGGGTGACCGGATTGCCCACGGCGTCTTTGACCACGATCGTCATTTCGCTGACGTTGGCGCCGCCGGCCGCGACGGCGAAGCTGATCTGCGCGGGCATGTTGACGCCCAGCAATTTGTCGAGCCCGCCGGCGAGCATCTCGCGCGAGCCGCCCGGCTCGACGAGCTGCCGACCGCCAATGTGATCGATGGCCCCGCCCTGCTCGCGGTAGTTCAGGGCGTTTACGTTGGCGTCGACGGTCATGGGAATCCTTGTCAGAAAGCAGCGAACTCAAAGGCGGCAGTTAGCACCGCGGCGAACGAGACTAGGCCGTCTGATCGGACCGCGGCCGGTGTCGCGCGCTGCCAAGCAATGCTATCGCCGACAGCAGCGCGGCCGACGTATTGTTGATCGGCGTGATCGTCAGGCGCACGTAGCGATTGCGGCCCAAGTAGCCGATCTTGCGCACGCCATTGTCGGAATCGAACTGGAAAGCGGCGCCCACTTCGGTCCCGCTCAAATAGTTGTCGTCGACGGCCGCCGCATCCGACAGATTCGCGACGTTGCCATCTTCGACGAGGATCGTGCAGGTGGTATCGGCGTCGCCGATCGAGCCGAGCGCAATCAAAAACAACAGCGAGTCGAAGTTCGCGCGGTCGATGATTTGCGACACCTGTGCCGTGTTGTCGCCCACCGAGACCGGGCTGATCGCCCGGCGCGCGGTAACTTGATTCATCAGGTCGATCATGGTCGTCTCGCTTTTCGCAGTGAGCTGGTCTGATTGTTGGCGGTCTAGTTCAATTTCAGGCGAATGAAGGCTTCCTCGACCACCGGCATGCCGTCATGTTTACGTCGGCCGATGTAGACCGTCTGGTTCTGACGCGCGGCCAATTCGAGGCAGACCTGGATCTCGAGATCCAGGGCATCGGCGTACCAGTAGTAGCCAAAGTCGCCCAACATGCCGACGTAAAGGCCCGTGGTGAACGTGCCCGGGCAGAATTCCGAGTCTTCCACCGGGCGCCCGAGCAGGACGTCGGCCTCTCCCTCGCGCATGCCAGGCACCCACATGTACTGACCATTGCCGTCCTTCAACTTGCGGGCGTTTTTCAAGCCGTTGCGGTTGAACAGCCACGTCGAGCGGCTGCGATAAGACGATTTCAGTCCGTACAGCGCGTCGAGCAGGCCGTCGCCCGTGAAACCGGTGGCATTACCCGTGAGCATGTCGCGGCCGCTCGAAATGCCATCGGCAGACGCGGTGAACAGGCCGAGCGGCTTCTCGGCACCGTCGCCGGTCATGTAACCCTGCTCTTCGACCTCGCCCGAGTCACGCGCCAGTTCCTGCACAACGAAGGCCACCACGTCCATGTCGGACGAGTTGACCAGGTCGCGGCTGACGGAGATCTCGCCCGTCATGTGGTGGGGATACAGGGTCTTTTTGCCGAATCGCAGCGAGGAGTCGGCGGTCGATACCTCGAGTTCGGCCGAATAGGCGAAGGTGCTGGCCTTGGTCGTGCGGCAGCGTACGCCGAGCGACTTAGCTTGCGGAACCACGAAGCCGCGAGCCAGCTTGCGGAGTTTTACCGCGTCGTCGACATTCTTGAGCATGTCGCGGACCATCTGCTCGGCCGCGACTAGATAACCGCCCTGGTCGCTCTTGCTCGATTGCAGCGCTAGCTGTTCTAGCAGTTTGGTGGCATTACCCGTGCGGAGGAACGCGGTGAACTGCGCCAAGTACTCGGAGGTGCCACGCGGACCGAGCTTGTTCTTCGTCACCACCTTGCTATCAACGCCGGGCTGAGTCGGGTCGCTCTGGCGGTCGACGGCTTGCTCGAGGATCGAGGCCTCGAGGTTGGCCAGCTTTTGGCGGCGCAACGCATGCTCGTTCTTGGCGTTGATCTTCTCGTTCAGCGCTTCGAGTGTGGCGTCGAGCGTCTCGTACTGTCCGGTCTCTTCGGCCGACAGCTCGCGCTTCTCGCCCTCAGCCGTGTCGAGAATCCCCTTCATGGCTTCGAAGGAGGTTTTGCGCGAGTCGAGCAGTTCTTTCAGCGATATTACCATCGAGAGAGCCTCCGCGCCGGAGGCCCGCCGAAAACGAAATCGGGCGCATGCCACCGGCCAAGTCCAAAATGCAACCTAGCGAGTGAAGCTGCGCCCGCGACGGCGTTCGAAGCGATTCACTGTTCCGCGCGCTGGGCGATCGCAACGGGGTCGCACGCGAGAGCACACGGCAGATCAAGTTTTGCAGACTCCTCCGTCTTACCACGGGTTTGGAGTGCCGTGGCGGCATTGGCGCGAAAAATCTCAGAGAGATTTTGTGAGCAGCGCCAGACGGCGACGAAGCACGTCGACGCTCTTGATCGGTTCTGGGCCGTAACGCATGCCCAAGTACCGGTCCAACCAGGCCGAGCAGCGGGCCTCGACGACGTCCCGCGTCTGGCCGGCGAACAGTCGATCGAGCATCTCGCTGGCGTGCCGCACGGCCGCGTCGGGCAGTTCGCCGCTCAGCACGCTAGCAGACAGCAACCCGTCGACGGCGTCCCCCGTGTCGACAATGTCGGTGGCGTGGATCTTCTCGGGCCGCCAGAGCGGCGGCAGAGCGTTGCCGGCCGCATCGGTCTGGCGGCTGCCGTCTGCGTTGAGACGCACTTCACGCTTCACCTGCAGCACCAGAGAGCTCGACAAGGCGTCCGAGTCATCGTCGGCCAGATCCAGCACGTAAGTGCCCAGATCGCCCTTCGGTGACACGAACGCCGCCGGCGAGAGATAGAGATCGGCGCGCACGGCGGCCACCGTGGCGCCACTGTCAGTTGTCGCCGAGTCGAGGCGCGGCTCGCGTGCGCGGCCGACGTAGTTGCCGAGACCGTCCTCCGACAGACTGGGGTGGGTGAAGCGACTTTTGGTGCCCTTGGGTTTTGTGGCCATCAATTGGACGATCGAGCGCAACGAACTGTCGTCGAATTCACCTCGGCCGACGCTCTTGAACGGACCGGCCTGAGCGACGACGAAACCGAGGATGGCTTTCTTTCCGCGATCGACGCCGATCGGGCGGCCGCCGGCGTCGGCGCGCAACCACTCGGGAATTACGGGCATGGTGCTAGGCATGGTGCTTGCTCCGGATTAAAGCTAGTGATTCGATCGGCTTGCCAATGGTCGGTGACCGCCTGCACGCGGGCGACGAGCTCCGCGGGCTGGCACTCGGCGGCGGCCAGCAAACCCTCGCGCGCCAAGTCGCGCCACTTGGCGACCAGGTCGGCGGCCGTTGGCTCGGCCGGCTCGAGTGCTGCAACGAACTGTGGCGTGTGCCGCTCATAGAACGTGTCGACACGGCTCAGGAACGTTTGCGGGTTGCGCGCGGCGCGTCCCACCGCGTTCGCTTCCTTGTACGTGAGACGCGTGATGACGACTTCGGCGAACTGGCGGCGCAATTGTCGCTCGATCGCCGATTGTTTTTCGCCGGCGGGGTTTTGTTTTCCGGCTGGGCCCTGCGGTTGGGCGGGATCTTGGGTCGGCGCTTTCTCACTCTGCTGGCCCCCCGTGTGCGGGGGATCTTTGAACTGGTCGGCCGAGATCATGTTGCGCGGCACGAGGTAGATCTTCCCTTGTCCCGTGGGCAGCGGATTCTCGTCTTCCAACTCGAGGACGTCGTCGGCTGACTTCCAGCCCCAGTTGCGGGCGATCGCGTACGCCTTGTAGCGCGTGAGCATGTCACCGCGCACCAGCGCATTGACGTTGTGCTTCGCGTAATACTCTCCGCCGCGGCCGAAAACCTTGCGCTTCGCCTCCTGCTCGTATTTTACAAAAGTCGGCTGCATTGTGAAGATCACGAACTCGAGCGCCTGCTGCTCCAGGGCGTTGTAGTTCGCGTGGGCGAGGTCGCGCAACAGGTGCGGTGGCATGTTCAGCCAGCGACTGACTTCGACTACTCCGCCCGCGCGCGTTGCCAAGAACTGTGCTTCCTCGGGGGGGCTACCGATGCGATCGACCCTGACCCCTTCCTCGGCCACATACACACCGTGGCCGCGGCCGGCGCGACTGTGATCTGTCTGGAAATCCTTGCTCAGGTTCTCTCGGGCCTGCGGGCTCAGTCGCTTGGGATGCGAAATGAGGATTCCTGGCGCCGCGCCGTTGCCGAAGTACGTCGCTCCGTATTCTTGCGCGGCCAGGGACAGCCCCAGCGACTCGGCGGCGTGCGCGATGACGCTCTTGCCCTTTAGCCCGTCGAAGCTGAAACCCGGCACGTGGAACATGTCCTCGCGCGCGATCTGCCGCTGCCCGTCGACCAGGTAGTAGAGACTCCCACGGGCTCCGTCGCGCTGCGGCTCGACGCGCCAGGGTTCCAGTGGCCACATCGCGCGAATGTTGCCGCCCCCGTCCCACTGGATCTCCGCGTAGGCATTCCCCCAGAGTTTGCGGTAGGTCTCCAATAGCTCCCAGCCCACCGCCGCCGACATCTCAGGGTTCATCTCGTCGTGGAACACCCACCAGGCCGCATGGCCGTAGGCCCGTGTGCGCCGCGCTCCGTCATTCTTGATCACGCAGAACGGCACCTGCCCTTTGGTTTCACTCAGAACTTGAATGCCGGCGTAAAAGGCCGACAGCGTTAGCGCGCGTGCCTCGTCGACGCGCTGGCCCGACGCGGTCGCTCGCCCGCCTCCAAAGATGCGGGCGATCCCTGCGTCGCGCGGATCGATCGCGCTGATCACGCGCGATAACGCCTGCAAGACTTGCCGGAATCCCTCAAACATGTTTGCCCCTCAATATGTCGCGCGACTTAATCGTGGCCGCGTCCTAGAGACCCATGCCCCGGCCTTCGTACACGCTTGGACCGTCGTCATCCTCGAGCCCGGGCCCCAGCCCCATGATGCCGGCGACTACGCCATCGATCGTCTGGATCAACCCGTTCTTCGGCTTCACCGGCCGCATGTTGGCGTTGACGTCTTCCTTCACTTGGGTGTTGCCGACCTGCCAGGCCAACACGGGATTGCCGTCGTGCTCGAGCTGGTGATCGATCACCAACCTCTCGAATGCCGCCGTCGGTCCAGCGAAGTGCATGATCGTTTGGGGGAATCGGAAAAAACGATCCTCGTCGAGGCCATCGTGATTGATCAACCAATCGGTGTGCGGCTCGGCATACTTCTCGTCGTAGCTCAGCATCTGCACATCGAACTCTTCAAACGCCTGGCGGACCGCGGCCCGGATGAATGCGTAATCGCACGACGTGCCCTCGGTGAGGACGATCCACTCCTCGTCTGCCCACTCCTGGTAGCGAACCTTCTCCGCGAGCTCCTTCGCGCGCGCGAACGGAAGCCAGTACTGCACACTGATCCGCCAAGGGTGCTCGTCAGTGGGCGGGAACAAATACGCCAGCGCGCTGGTGTCGCGCGTCTTGGCTAGATCGAGCCCCAGGTAGCAGCGCTGGCCCTTCAAATCTGACAGCCAGAACTCGCCGAGGCACGCTGCCCAGTCGGCCGACGAGATCCACGGCGACGCCGAGTTTTGCCAGATGTTGAGCCGATACTTTTTGAACTTCGACAGCTCGCGCGGCGAGGCGGCCGATCGTCGGAAGTCGGCGACGAACTCGTCGCGGTCGATCGTATGCCCCCACGCCGGGTTGGCGAGCTTGCCCCACTTCTCCGGGTCCGCCGCCAGGTCACCGTCCGAGAGATCCTGCGGGGCCCCCCAAAACATGAAGAGCGTCGCGTCGTCGTCGATCTCCCCCTGTTCGATTTTGGTGCCCCGCTCCCAGTCCTCTCGGCCGTACGACTCGGGATCGTCTCCCACGGTCGACACGCGGATAAACACCGGTTCGCTGCGCGAAATGCCGGCCCGCGAGACCACGCTGACGAACTCGCGATCGACGACGTGCGTTTCGTCGCACATCAGGTCGCCGTTGAGGCCTTCTTTCGATTGCTGTGTTTTGACATTGCAACCAGTCAGCGCCTGCAGGATTGAGCGCGTCGGGAGGTGGAGAATCCGCTGCTCGACCTTGTTTATTGCACACTCGGCCGCCAGGATCGGCGACCCCTCGCACATCTCGACGGCGTGGCGGACGGAGTTTTCTCGGACTTGCTTGCCATCCTTGGACAGAAAGAAGACCTTCGCCCCCATCTCGCCGTCGCCGCAGAGCTGATACAGTCCCCACCAGGCTAGCGTCGGGCTCTTCTTGTTTTTTTTGGGGATCCAAATCGACGCATTGCGAAAGCGCCGCACCCAGCGGCCGAGACGCTCTGACCAACGCACCCAACCGTACAGCCGCATGGTGGCTTCGATCTGCCAGTCGCGGGCGATCAAAGGTTGCCCAGCAAACTCTCCCTCGTAGAGGCAGAGGTTGTCTGCGGCGAAGTCGATCACGTGCTGGCCACGCGCCGCGTCGAAGCGGCAGCCGCGTGACGCGGCGCGTTCGTCCGCGGCGTTGCGCAGCCAGCTTTTCGTGAGTGAGTCGATCTTCGCCATTAACGCTTCCGTGATTTGATGCCCGCGGCCTCTTTCTTGCTCGCCCCGGCGACGTTGGCCTTCGTGCTCGGTGAATAGCCGAACTGCTTGCCGAGTTTGTCTAGTCGATCGGCCGCTTTGTTTCGGACCGCGACCAGCGGGTGCTGATAGACGTTGCCGGCGTCACTCTTGGCTGTCAAAATCTTGAGCTTCGCGAGCTCCGTCAGGGCAAACACGTACTCAGCCCACGCTTCAGAGAACAGAATCAATGGCACCCGGTAGGCGCGGTCGATCAAACCGCGGGCCGACAGCTCGGCAATCTGGCGGTGCCATTCGGCGAGCGCTTCGCCCTCCATCCAATCCGGTGGGTCCGGCGCGCCGTCGAGCGGCGGTGGTTCCGCCGCGCGCGACTTTGCCCGAGTACTGCCCCGCAGCGCCAGGTCTGCGGCGCTCTTGCGTGTTGGTCCCGCTGCCCCCAAAACCGACCCCCCCCCTTGAAAACT